TTTTACGAAATGGTGAACGGTCTGAAGGCTGTCAAGTACAGTCAGCGGGTTGTTGCCGTGATTGAACGGCACAAGGACGTTTTCGTCCAATTTTGTCTTCTTGTCGAGGCTATTGGCCTCGACCGACAGTCGGCCGCCAAATTTGTGCGGCTGTTTAAGCTTGTCAAGTCACTTGACGAGTTTAAGACCCGGGTCGGCGAAGCCGATCGTGATGTGGCGACTTCTGTCGCCACGATCCTCGAAGTATTTGAGGATCAAACACGGATTGAGAGGATCCGAAAAACTCTCCTTCCTGTCAGGGAGCGCAGCCTGACAGAAGACCAGCGAGCTGGCTATCAGCTCTTGCAGGTGTTTGAGCGGGAACGCTCAAAAGTCCTCGAGGAGTTTGCCTCGGAGGAAAAGGTCCTTATGGACCAACTCAAGGCCCTCCGCTCAAGGAGGGATGATTTCGGCCGGCAGTTGTCGGCCGTTGTTCCAGCCTGGGCCCAGGTGAAAAAAGCCCGGGATGTAACCCTCTCTGCTATTGAGAGGGAAGCGCTCGCACGAAAGTACGAGCAAAACCCAGACCTCAGGGCGAGGTACACCCAGGAAGGGTACATCGCCACCGCTCGGGCCAATAAGGTCCAAAACTGCGAGCGGGAGGTGTATGGGTCGTTTCGTCGCCTCGGCTCGGAGGCTGATGTCACTTCTTCGGTCCGTAAGGCCAAAGAGTTGGCAACTGGGGGCAAGGCTGCCCCTACTGGTGGGGACACGTCGCGTGTCGCCAACATTGACGACATTTCTCCTGAATAATTGGAGAACTCTTGAGACTTTGGCTCGAAACCCAAAGATTTGGTCCGGCACTACGCCGAAACAATTAAAGGAAGACCTAACAGAGCTTTCGAAAAACAGATTCTCTATCTTGACTCGGGTAGAGGATGAGTTCCCAACTCAGGGAACTACTATTTCTGCTCCTTCTCCAAGGAGCAAATTCCAAGCCTCTACAATGTACGGCCTCGGTGGTGGAGAGAGGCATATGTTGGACAAGCTTGAATTGTTTGAACGTCGTGGCGGTGGGACTGATGACGTTTTAAAAGTCCTAAAGATTCTGGATAATTCATATCCGGAGCCAAATACTTTTGTTCTGCCCGTATCACGCACGGCAGAATACTGCGGTATTACCCGCGGGTGCTGTACGCCTATCTCAGTCAGAGAGGGCGCGTCGCGTCAAGCCCAGAATCTTGACGCGAATCCGGGGCCTACTTTTAAGGCCTACGGCTTCAAGAAGAAGCGGGAGAGTATCTCCTTGGCCATAAAGATGGCCGAGATTGTCGAAGATAAAGCGACAATGGGACCGTTGAACGGGTTCCTTCGTCCGAGGTACGGTGTGGCGGGCCGTACTAAAACATCGGAGAAGGAAAAGTTCAGAGTGAAGGCTGAGTTACTTCAGCCCTTTGGTCGGGCCGTGTTCATGGCAGACCAGCACGAGCCACTAGTGGCTTCTAAATACACAGTTCCCCTAGTGGAATTTCTTCATGCCAAAATGAAGACAATCACCGTTGGGTTTAACAAATTTGGGAATGACCCGTCCCGAATTTGCCATCGGTTAGCCAAGTACAACGTATTTATCAATGCTGACTTTAGTCAGTTTGATGTTAGATGCGCCCCGCAAGCAATTGCGAGAGCATTTGAAGTGATGCGTTATGCCTTCGATTGTCCTCGTGGCAGATCATCCCCGGATGATCATTTATTCAGCTGGTTAGAAGACCAGTTTACACGATCCCACATCGTACTCCCCTCTGGGGAAGTATTTGAAGTGAAAGGTGGTGTTCCGTCGGGCAGTGGTTTTACTGCTCTAGTAGACTCAATCATTAATGCTTCCATGTGGCAGGAGGCATTGTTTCACCTGGGAGTTGGAGATCATGAGATCTTCACTCATGGTGATGACAATCTGATTGGTTTAAGACTGGATGGTCCGCCACACATCCGGAAGACTAGAGCACGAGATTTATTGACTCGTGCTTCAAAATTTTTGAGTGACAACTTTGGTCACACAGTATCGGTCGAGAAGACCACTATAGCTACCGAACTGTATGTTGGGTTTGCTCAGCCAAATGTCCCATCGTCCATTCAAGATGGGTCTAGGAAAGTCATTAGGGCTTATAGGGATGGTCTCCGTCGATCAGTCGGTAGGCCACTCACATTTGGGGAGCAATTTACCATGCTGGATAAAGAACCCATTGGTCCAGCACCAGGTATGACACATAGGTGGACCTATGTTTTTAAGGACAGGGCAAAGTTTTTGTCCCACTACTTTAAGCCTGACCCCACATCGGGGTCAATCATGATGGTTCGTCCCACCGCCGAGGTTGTTCAAAACCTCCTCCTCCCGGAGGCCCCAGTCAAAACTCTCCAAGACCAGGAGGATAGATTGGTGTCTGCGTGGGTGGAGAACATGGGCAACCATCATGTAACAAACCGGATCATGCATTACCTGTATGATGTCTATATCCTCAAGGGGTGTCCCCGGGCCGAGCCTGGGGACCCGGGACCTACATTGGGTAGATTCTGGTATAGAAAGATCGACCGAGTGGTCGATTTGTTAACGGAGGACTTCGGGTTCTTCAACTATCACCGAGAACTGGAGATCAGGGCTCGGGCAGCCCACTCTGCAGTCTTTGGTGGAAGATATGCAGAATGGGGCTCGGTTAGAGCATTACGAAAGGGTCGATTTAAGACCACGATAGGAGGACCACTATCAAGGGAACCCGGTCCAGGGGAGATCGCTCGGCTGTTTGAAAGCCGAGGATTCTTTAATTCTCTTGAGGTCCTCGGTTTTAATATCTGGTCCAATCCGGACCTTAAATGGGAATTGCTCTCACCCCTGCTCGAAGGGGAGAGCCGTGAAACCCAGAACCACACTTGGGGGAAACCTCTTTTAGTAAAAACTCGGATAGAAGAGTTAAGAGCGAAATATGCAGAGGATTTCTGTGTGTAAGCCGATTATACGAATGTAGTATAATACCCG